TCACGCCGCCTGAGCCAGCACGTACGCGCGAAATAGAGTCGTAGTCACTCCGAGCTCGGCGGCGATGCGACGTTCGTCAGGGCACCATTCGTACAGGTCGGCAAGTTCGTCCGGACAGATCAAGTTCCGGGCCGCGAACTGGTCGGCCTGTTTTTCGCTCTTCACGGTCTCGTCGGTGTGGAGCAGGACGCCGTGGCCGATTTCGTGGGACAGAACCAGGCGCTGGTCCCGAGATCGTAGGCGGTCGCTGATGACGATGGTGTTGTAGTCCGGGAACCAGCGGCCGTTGGCCGTTCGCAGTCGACGGACAACAACCTCGATGCCAAGGGCATCGGCGTGCTCCCACGGATCGTATGCGCGACCCCTAGGGGTGCCCGGGCTCGTCGTGGCCGATGCCCTTGTCAGTATTGGCGACACTTCGAAGCCCCTCCAGCTCCTCGTCCGACATGTCAGCGATCGACTTCGACCGCCGTTCGTCGAGGCTAATAGGAGCTGCGGACAATTCCCCCGGGCCCTCTTCCCTCACGAGCTTGTCGAGGCCGTCATCTGTGCTGCCCCCGGCGTAGTTCTTCAGCGCCTGCTCAGCGAGCGCTGCAGGCGTGGTGTTGAGGGCGCGCGCGACGATCTCAATCTCTTTGACGAGGAACGGTGCAGTGCCGGCGATGCGTCGATCCACGGTTCCCTTGGACCAGTCCAGGAGTCCCACGAGGAACGGGCGACCGCCGTGCGGCTTCGCCAATCCGCCGACCACGGCACCTAGGTGCTGGTCGAAGGTCTGCGGCTTCTTGATCGGAGGCATTCCTCAAGAATACAGAACAGTTACGCACATGTGCGTCGAATATTCGCGCAAGTGCTTGCATTACGCAGATGTGCGTAGTAGATTCGCAGATGTGACGAACAGAAGAGATGCAGACGCATCTACCCCCAACGCCCAGGCCCTCGGCCGCGAGGTGTCTGTGGAGCGCCCCACCCGGATCACGGGTGACATGGTGTTCCGCGACGTCCTGCGCGCCGGGGGCCTTTTTGGCTTGTCCGTGAAGGAGATGTTCCGTTGACAACGAAGAATGCGGCCGTCCAGAGCATCGAGAACGCGGGCATCCTCGCCTACTCGGTGCCCGACTTGGCGAAAGCGCTCGGCATCTCCGACCGGCAGTTGTACAAGCACATCGACCGAGGCGACCTCACCGCCAAGTACTCGGGGGCGAAGAAGATCATTCCGGTGGCGGAAGCGAGGAGATTCCTCGATGAGCTTCCGGACGAAGACCTCGGTGCGTTGTCATGAGCGTCGACGAGATGAGCGCGCAACTCGATGATCTCAAGATCATCACCCTGACCGATGGTGAGATTTGGTCTGCCCGTGACCTCATGCCCTTCGCCGGCTACGAGCGCTGGGAGAACTGGTCGAAGGCGATCAACCGGGCGATCGCGTCCGTGAACGCTTCCGGGCTGGACGCGTCAGACCATTTTCGTGGGGTCACGAAAATGGTCCAGACGGGGTCTGGCGCACGGCGCGAGATCGAAGACCTGCAGCTCACCCGGTACGCCTGCTACATCCTGTTCCAGAACGCGGACGGCTCGAAGCCTGAGATCGCGGCGTTGCAGCAGTACTTCGCGGTACAGACCCGCAAGCAGGAGATCTCGGCTCCGATGGCTGATGACGAGATCGTGGCGCGAGCGTTGCGGATCACGTCGAACCGGGTGAAGGAACTCGAGGCGAAGGTTGCCGAGGACGCGCCCAAGGTCGAGTACGTGGAGCAGTTTGTGGACCGCGACGACGTCGCCACGTTCCGCGCTGCAGCATCCGAACTCGGCGTCAAGGAGACCGAGCTGCGCGATCGACTCATCGCGGGCGGATGGATCTACCGGCACAAGATCGGCCGGCGCTGGTCCGAGACCCAGAACCGGATGGTCGACGAGGTCGAGTACAGGGCGGCTGCAGCGCACGGTGAGAAGTTCGCTCTCCGCCCGCAGCACAATGCACCCCGTCACCACAACGGCCAGGTGCGGCAGACGCTCTACATCCGCCAGCACGCACTCCCCGCGATCCAGAGGTTCCTGGCTCGGCACCTCGAGGCAGTGGCATCGTGATCGATTTCATCCCACCCGAGTTCGCGATCATCGGCGGCCTCATCGCCCTCGCGTGGTGGCTTGTGATCGAGTACCGCCACGCGGCGCCCGACCCATACGTCGATGAGCCGTCCGCTCTGGACGAGCTGCAACGAACGGGCACGTACCCGCACGGCTGATCCCCGCTAGACGATCCGGCTCTACTCCCGTCACTGGGGGTAGCGCTACTCGGCGTACCCGGAAACGGGGAGCGCTTGCACCATCACAACTCCACACGAGAGACACGTAGATATGTGTCCCCTGGCTCAGCGTCGTTGACATGTCCGACGCGGGCACCCCGGTAGGTCCCGGGGTTCACGCCACCGGGGGGACGCAAGCACCGGGACGAATGGACTGAACGACCAGGCAGGTCGAGGCCCCCGAGGTAACAGCGAGTGGACCCCCATCGTGTGGGGTCGAAGGGAAAGACGCACCAACTGGGTGCGCAACAGATTCGGACTGATGGTTCGTGTAAGTGGCGCCCACGGGTGGCCCGTCGATGAAGGTCCAGCGCTGATGGATCACGTAAGCGGTGCCCTGGTGGGTGGCCCGGTGATGAAGGCGCAGCCGCCGAGTGTGAAGGCATCGTCCTGGTTCGAGTCCAGGCGGGACCACTCCAACAAGAGAAAGCAGGTGCACCATGGCGAACCTTGAAGTTCGCGTCCGACACATCAACGAGGCTGACGCTCTGCCGTTCGCGGAGATCCCGCTGCGGCGTGAAGCGATCGATGGAGTGCTCAACCTCGTCTACTCCACAGGTGGGGCGCTGTTCGGTTTGAGCCTCGCGGACGAGGTGGAGCTGTCTCTCCAGTTCGCGGAGGACGGCGAGAAGGTCTACCTCGAGGTGATCGTGGAGCCGACAACGGAATAGCTACTCCGGCCCGTGCGTGCGCTCGCAGATCGGCGCACGGGCACTCGGGGATCGGTTCTGAGTCGGTAGGTGGGATGGATACCCGCCGCGACTCCCGAGATACCCCATGGGGCTGGTGCATCACACACCAGCCCCTCTTCTCTTCCGGCCCAGACGAAGACCGTCTGGGCCTTTTCCATGTCTGGACGGAGAACCATGAACGATTCCATCAGCAGGAGAACGGTCATCCGGGGTGCCGCGTGGTCGGTCCCCGTGATCGCCGCAGCTATCGCGACACCGCTCGCAGCCGCATCCGAAGCGCCGCAGTCGTTGCGGAAGCGGCTGACGTTCAACACGAAGCGCGCGTACGACACGAACCCGTGGGACCCGTACCTGGGTGCCACGAAGCCTCGCATCGGTGTCGTCGTCGCCGCGATGGACATAACGGGCTCGGACGCGGTCGGCGCGGTGATCCTGGTTGTGACGATCAGGGACAGCGCCGGGAAGCAGCAGGCCCAGTCGACGACGAAGCTCATCGAACGCGGGTGGGGTGCAACACCGGACTGGACAGTCACGTTCGACAACGTCGCCCGCGGGTCTTACGCGGTCACGCTCACCGCGACCGCGAACGGTTGCGAACCCATCACCCTCCAGCTCGACGAACGGACAGCGTCGTGAGCGCCGAGCTCGACGCCGAGTACGCAGCGATCATCACGGCCGGTCAGGCTTCCCTGGACCGAACGCGGCCGGTCGTAGCCCCGGCAGTGGGGGTGCACGGTGGGCTCTGAGTTCTTCAAGCACCCAGCGAAGCGCCTCGACCGGGAGTTCCGCGCCATGGGCGCTGACCGGATCGAGCGCACGTCCGCGAACGTCACGTACCGGTTCCCGGATGGGGCGAGACGACTCGTCCCGACGAACATCACCGCGGGGAAAGCGCGCCTCATCCTCCAGTCGATGCAGGACCGGTACGGGGCCACGAACATCGACCCCCTCGGATTCACCGAACGTCGACCGGGCGCGCCCGTCATCGACCTTGAGCGTCTGTCCACCTCTGAGCATGCGCGGGAACGGTTCGACCTGATGCGACGTCAGGCGGGACTCAGCTTCCAGGAGGTCCTCATCGCGCTCCGGGCACCGGCCCGGGTGCTCTGGGCAACGAACCACGCAGCGTGGCTGTATGTGGGGGACCGCATCGCCGTTTCGACGCACGTCGACGCGGACGGGCACGCGTGCATTCGCACTGTCCTGTGGACCTCGCAGGAGCTCTGGGATCAGAACCCGAGACCCGAGAAGGTCCGGGCATGAACCGGCGACCCAACCCCGCCATCCACGACTACTGCAGGGCGTGCTTCGGCTGGGGTTCAACGACCGTCCGTAAGGGCACCGACTACGAAGACGAAATCGACTGCCTCGACTGCAACGGCAGCGGGGTGCGAACGAAGGAGATGCACGATGGTTGATGCACACACGGGGGCGATCCGACGCAATACGGAAGCCCTGAACCGGCTCGCGGCAGCACAGGAAGACATCGCGCAGCAGATGCGCATCTCGAACATGCTCACAGCCGCTGGTTACTCGGCGAACGGCTGGGAAACCTCTAAGGACTGGACGAAGGCGCTGCACGGCGAAGCCTTGAACCTGATTGGCGTCCGGCCATGACAGCGAACAGCATCCCTCCTGTCCTGGTGGAGCGTGCCGACACCAGACCCATCCGCCTCGTACCCCTGCGTGACACCCGCGTGTGGGCAACGTTCACCGCCGTGTCATCCGGGATCGCTGGCGCCCTGGCTGGTGGGTGGTTCGTCTACGGGCTCGTGATCCTCAATGGGTGACCACCCCGACTGTCCACGCTGCGCGGACCCGATCCCCGGGATGCCCGCGCATGAGCCTTCGCCCCAGTGCCTGCGCTGGCCCATGTACGTACCGCACTGCGCCTGTGCGCGGTGCTTCGGATAGGAGACCACATGACATCGATCGCTGAACTTGAACACCGGTTGCAGCTCGCTCAGGAAGCTGAAGCGGACGCGGAGAGATCGGTCCGGTTCCACCAGTTCCGTGCACGGAAAGCACTCGAAGCGCTCACCGCTGCACGCATCGAACAGGGCGAACAGTGAACGGCTCCTGCCCGCTCTGCTTCGGCGTCGGACACGTCGTCATCACCCACCACCCGACCGTGTGGATGGACTGCCCCCACACCTACTCGAAGGACCAGACATGACCACCTACAAGATGTTGAACCTGCGCGAAGTCATCGAAGCCTTGCGCAATTTGCCGGAAGGCTCCGAGGTCGAAGGACTTGACGGTGACCTGCACTCCGACCGCGGCTTCTATGAGCGGTCGGCAACCGCACCCGCTCCCGGCCGCCGTCAGCTCGCGTTCGACCTCGCGATGAAGCTCGAAGAGCAGATCGGGAAGCCGATTGTCGGATGGAAGGGCGGCGACTTCACAGTCAGCGAAGACTTGCCGATCCATGTCGGCGAGTACGGCGATACCGGACCATCGATCCTCGGGTTCGAGGTCGATCAGGCGGGCGTATGGCGGCCCCTCCTCCTCGCTGAAAGCTACTACTGGTGAGCGCCGCGGGTGGCTACGAAGGTCTGGTCTACGACCTCGACGAGACGATCTACCACCGCCTTCCAGGACTGAGCTCCACGGGCGCGAAGAAGATCCTCAAGTCGCCCGCACATCTGAAGCACTACCTCGAGCAGCCACAGGAGACGAAGTCAGAGTTCGACCTCGGGTCAGCGGTGCATTCGAAGGTGCTGGGTGTCGGCGCGCAGATCGCGATCTACCCGGACGGGACCGGGCCCGAGAGGTTCGAGTTCGAGGGCAAGGAGCTGGACAACGTTCTTGCCTCGAACGGTGCGATCAGCACGAAGGCCGCGAAGGCGTTCGAGGCTGATGCACGTGAGAACGGTCTGATCCCGGTGAAGCGGGTGACCGCTCGGGTGGTGAACATCCTGGTCGAGTCAGTCCTCGCGAACCCCGTCATCAAGGCGCTGCTCGAGTCGGGCAGCCCGGAGGTGTCGATGTTCGCCACCGACCCGGACACGAACATCGCTCTGCGCGGTCGCCTTGACTGGCTCGGGGCTCGGATCGTCGACCTCAAGACCACCGCCGGCGATGCGTCCGAAGAGGACTTCGCGAAGCATGCGTTCCGCCTCGGATACGACGTGCAGTTCGCTCACTACGAGCACCTGTACCACCTCATCACGGGGGAGAACCTGCCGTACCTGTTCGCCGTCGTCGAGACGAACTCGCCGTACCTCACGGGCGTGCACATGCTCGGCAATGACGAAGTCCTCATGGCCAGGAGACGCGCGAAAGAAGCACGCGAGCGCTTCGCCAGGTGCCGCGACACCGGCGTGTGGGGCGGTTACCAGACGCGCAGCGGCGGCCCCATCGGCATCCTCCAGGCTCCGGTCTGGAACGTGAACCAGTTCATCGACGAATTCGAAGGATCGACAGCATGACCAACCCCGAGATCGTCCTCCCTGAGGACAGTCGGAGATCCCGGCTGCAACGTGCGCCGAAGGGCGACATGACCGAGGACGTCGCGACCGCGATGGAACGCGTTGAAGCGTTCTGGGCGAAGTACCCTGAAGGGAGCATCCTCCCCGAGGTGGACACCCGCATCGTCGATGACGGGCAGAGCCTCCCGTACCCGGTGTTCACCGTCCGCGCGTACGTGCGGAAGCACAGCGAATCGGAACGACCCGACGCGGTCGCACACGCCACCCGCGGGGAGAACGACGAGGACGAGCTCGTGCGGCTCCGCCCGCAGGAGTCCGCCGAGACGGCCGCGATCTCCCGAGCAATCCGCAACCTCGGCATCCTGGCCACCCCGACCAAGACGTCCCCCGCCGCGGCGATCAGCGCGCCGCAGTCGGACGAGGCGATCGGCGCCGACGTCACCGCAGCGCGTGAGCGTTCGGAGCTGTCACAGCGGGACCTCGCATCCGGCATGACCGGACGCGGGTTCAAATGGTCGCAGGCCACGGTCTCGCAGGTCGAGAAGGGCACCCGCCCGCTGCGGCTGGGCGAAGCGCAGCACCTAGCCGAGCTCATCGGGTTCGGGGGAGTGCGATGAAGCCGTTCGTCTGGCGAGGCGACATCACTGGCCGCTGGTGGGTCTCGGGGAGCCCCGACCTCGAGGCGCTTCCAGGTACCGACCCTGGCGGCTACGACTCATGGCGGGAGGCATACGCCGCCGCCTGCGTCGTCATCGCCGCCGAACCGGCATGAGCGCGATCCCCGCGAAGGTCCGAACAGCGGTTCATGAACGGGCGAAGGGCAGGTGCGAGGGGTGCGGCAGGATCGCACCCCTCGAGCTGCATCACCGGAAGTACCGGTCACGTGGTGGGAAGCACACCGCATCGAACCTCGTCGCGTTGTGCGGGTGGGGGAACCACACGGGATGCCATGGGCGCGCGCATGGACCGAACCCGCCTCAAGGCTGGTCGCTCCCATCTGGCCGTTGCGATCCAGCTGAAGAACTGTTCCTGCACCACTGGGGACTCATCTACCTGAAGGAATGACCATGAACCTTCCGTACAAGATCGGGGACCGGTACCTCTGCTTCACAGTCACGAAGCGCGACAGGGGGTGGGGCGGTCCATACGGGCAATACCGGCGCGAGGTCGAATGGACCTGCGACACCTGCGGATTCAAGATCACCGGGGACGGCGCCTGGTCGATGAAGCACATGGCCGACCACCACGAATGCGGGCACGCCCCCTGCGATCGCTGCGGGACGCTGCTACTCCGACGCAAGGACGGCACACCGCGGCAGCATGCCCACAACCGATGCCCGAAGAAATCACCCGGGCACAAGATCGAGCGTGAGTTCGTCAAGAACATGAGCATCAGGGAGATGGCATGACTCCCGGGCATGTGTTCCCGGCCCGCTACGACGGCACCTGTGCCGCGCACTGCGGCAACCGCATCCATCCGGGTGATGCCGTCAGGTACGACGATGACGACCAGCTGCGGCACGACGCATGCACGCCGAAACCGTCGAAGTTCGACATCGGCCCGCGCGAAGTCGTGTGCCCTGATTGCTGGCTGGTCAAACCCTGCCGGTGCGACGACTGATGAAAAGGCAGGTAGAGCGATGAATGAAAAGGCATGGGAGCCGCACTACCGCTGGTGGGTGTGTGAGAAGAACGCGGGCGACGGGTGGACCGTCATCCGCAAGTGCCGGTGGCGGTTCGCCGCGAGGGCAGCCGCGCGCCGCAAGACACGGCAGGGATATCGGATGAAAGTCGAGGACCGGGGATGAGCGAGTACACGCCGACGATCAGCGAACTCCGCGAGGCATGGCTGAGCGCCGAGTTCGAGGAACGAGACGCTACGACCTCCGACGACGACTTGCGGGCCGAGTTCGACCGGGCGCTGGCAGCTCACGATGCCGAGATGCGCGCTGGTGTCGTAGCCGAGGAACCGGAGTGGGAGTACGCGGTCGCACGCGAAGAGTGGCCGCGCACGCCCGTCTACCGTCGCCGGGATCTCGAAGCCGCCGAGGCGTTCCTCCTGAACCCTCCGCTCGGCGAGAAGCGACACGGGTGGCTCCTCATCAAGCAGGCCAAGGCTGGCCCGTGGGTGCTGGTGAAGCAGGAAGGGCCAGGGCAGTGAGCCACACCGTCACGATCACGCGTCTCCCGGACGACGAGAGCGACGACTACGAGTACACGTTCGGCGGCACGCACGGCGCCGACTGCATGGTTGGGAAGCGCTGCCCCCGCAAGGCTTGCCAGGCCATGAACCACGAGCACGACGCCGGAACGGAGCGCAGCAGGCACGGCCTCGAGCATTGGTGGAACTGGGACAACCGCGAGTGGATTGTGCACGACACCACCGACTGCGCGCTTGGCTACGTCTTCGAGTACCGGACGGACATCGAGACATTCGACAGGCTCGGCCTCGGCACCTATCCCGTCCGCATCGAGTGGGAGGACTCCTGGTGGCTCGAAGTCCAGTACCCGCACGTGAAGCAGGAAGGAGCGGAGTGATGCGCCATGGCACGTGACAGAGCGAACATCAGCATCGACATCTGGTCAGACTCGGACTTCCGGGACCTGACGCCGCAGGCGCAGGCCCTGTACTTCAAGCTCGTCTCGCACCCGAAGCTCGACTACTGCGGGTGTGTGGAGTTCCATCCCGGTCGCCTAGCCGCGATGTCTCGAGAGATGACCTCCGGGGACGTGATGCTCGCGGCACAGGAGCTCGCCGACAAGTGGTTCTGCGTCTTCGATCAGACCACTGATGAGGTCCTGGTCCGTTCGTGGGTGAGACATGACGGGCTGATGAGACAGCCCAGACTCGCGGTGTCGATGGCGAAAGCGTACGGCGCGATCGCATCGAACAAGATCCGGGCGGTGGTTGTCCATGAGCTGCAGCGCTACAAGAAGGACAACAAGGACCTCCCAGCATGGGAGAAACCACAGGTCATGACGGTGCTGAAGCAACCCGCTGTGGCGGTGCGTGAGACGAAGACGGAACTCACCTGGGACTTCCCAGGCTTCCTGCCGTTCCACGACATGGCCACTACGACCGACGCTACGGCCAACGTTTAGCCCAAACGTCGGGCAAGCCTACGACCGGCGCTACTACATCTACATCTACATCTACACCTACAGCTACATCTTCTATCGAAGATGCGCTCTCCGGAGCGATGAGTTATCCACAGGCCACTACCTCCCAGCAGAACGGGTAATGGCCTTTTCCATTGAGAGGGGTCTGGTCGTGAAGATCATGGTCGACCTGGAACCGAAGGACGTCTGGCGCATCCAAGCGAAAGCCGAACAACTCGGCATCCCACCCGGTGCTGTACTCCGAGACGAACTCGCACAACGTACCGCGGGGGAAGAGCTGCGGTCGACCGTCCGCGAGCTCGTCCAGGCGGGCTGGTGCGACGCGGACATCGCCGCACGCCTCGGCACCACGAACACATCAATCCAGAACGCCAGGAGGCGTCTGCAGCTACCCGCGAACAAGAGGAGATGGACCGCATGACCGCCGACATCCTGTCCGACCCGACCTACCCCCACAGCACCGCAGAGGGTTTCACTGGGGGTTGCCGGGGGAGTCACTGCCCCGGTCCGGTGCCCTGCCGTGACGTTCACACCCGATACCAGGGTGACTTCGGGTTCCGGAGGGCGATCGACGCGGGGGAGACCGCCGCACAGATCGTCGAACGTGAGCGGAAGCATGCTGCCGAGACCGCAGCCGCAGCGAAGGCGGCACAGATGACCGTCAAGGCGCAGCGACCGGGGAAGGCCGCGAGAGGCCGCCAGTACGTCCGCAAGGACCCAGGCGTGCCGATCACCGACAACCAACGACAGGTGCTCCATCTGCACAGTGCGGGCCTCACCGATGGGGAGATCGCGGAGCGGCTGGGGAAGACACGCGCGCAGGTCAACGCGACTCGCCACCACCTCAGACTGCAGCCGAACCGTGCGTCATCCACCACCGACCGCATCGCCGCGTTCCATGCCAAGGGGCTCAGCGACATCCTCATCGCGAAGGAGATCGGACGGAACCTCGACTACGTCAGGTCCCGGCGCCGCAGCCTGCGACTCCCGATCAACCCACACCGTCCACCGGTACTGAAACTCGACGACCTGACCCGCCTCCACAGCGAAGGACTCACCGACCGACAGATCGGTGAACGCCTCAACGTCGACCCGAAGTACGTCGGCAGACGCCGGCGAAAGCTCGAACTCGCACCCAACCCAGCCCCCGCATCGTCGGGGGCTTCTTCGTTCCAGGAGAACACATGACGTCTGCAGTGCTGACCCCCGATTTCTTCCGCATGCCGAAGGTGTCCCACGAAGAGTTCCTGCGCGAGAAGGTCGCATTCGATCGCTCGTTCGGCTTCCCCGTTCACAGCGACGATCTCCACCAGGTCCTGCTCCCGCACCAGCGCGACATCGTCCGTTGGGCGGTCCTCGGCGGCCGGCGTGCGATCTTCGCCAAGTTCGGTCTGGGCAAGTCGATCATGCAAATGGAGACACTGCGGCAGATACTCACCCACCCGGCATCACCTGTCGTCGACGGCCGGGCGCTGATCATTGCACCGCTCGGGGTTCGCGGCGAGTTCATCCGTGACGGCCGTGACCTGCTAGGGCTCGAGGTCCGCTTCATCCGCCGGACGGAAGAGATCGACCCGGCATGGTCGGGGATCTACGTCACGAACTACGAGAGCGTGCGCGACGGCCGCCTCTCGGTCGACGGGTTCAACGCCGTCAGCCTCGACGAAGCATCCGTGCTGCGCTCGTTCGGTTCGAAGACGTACCAGGAGTTCCTCGGGCTGTTCGACGCGATCCCGTATCGCTTCGTCGCGACTGCGACACCGTCGCCGAACCGGCACAAGGAGCTGATCCACTACGCCGGGTTCCTTGGCATCATGGACACCGGACAGGCGCTGACGCGGTTCTTCCAGCGCGACAGCTCGAAGGCCGGGAACCTCAAGCTGTACCCGCATAAGGAGCGCGAGTTCTGGCTCTGGCTGAATACCTGGGCATGCTTCGTGCAGCGACCGTCCGACCTCGGCCACTCCGACGCTGGGTACGACCTTCCGGCGCTCTCCGTGGAGTGGGACTCAGTTGAGGTGGAGATCCGCTCGGATCAGATCGACCGTGACGGCCAGGGCGTCCTCGTCCGCGCCGGCGCGAAGTCGCTGATCGACACGGCGCGGGAGAAGCGCGAGACGATCACGCCTCGAGTGGCGCGGATGCTGTCCCTCGTGCGTGAGCACGTGCAGAAGCACGGCGCGGACGACCAGATCATCCTCTGGTGCGACCTGAATGCAGAGCAGGAGCTCATCGAGAAGATGCTGACCGCCGAGGGGCTCACGTTCTCATCGGTCCACGGTGGCCTTGACGATGAAGAGGGCGAGCGTCGCCTCGACGCATGGCGCAACCAGGAGACGTTCGCGCTGATCGGAAAGCCGGTTCAGCTGGGGCAGGGGATGAACCTGCAGCAGTCGAACCTGGCGATCTACGTGGGAGTCACGCACAAGTTCAACGACACCATCCAGTCGGTACACCGCATCCAACGGTTCGGACAGAAGCGCGCATGCTCAGTGACGCTGATCTACGCCGAGACTGAATCGGAAGTGCGCGACAGCCTGCTCACGAAGTGGGAGGAACACGACCGCCTCACCGACACCATGTCGGACGTGATCCGCGAGTTCGGCCTGAACCCGGCCGCGATCTCCGCCGAGCTCACCAGAGCCATGGGCGTCGAACGCGTCGAGAAGTCCGGGCCCGGATGGACGCTAGCGCTGAACGACTGCATCGTCGAGACCCGCGACCACATGGAAGACAACTCCGTCGACCTGATCGTCACCTCGATTCCGTTCTCGAACCACTACGAGTACACGCCGAGCTACAACGACTTCGGGCACACGGACGACAACCTCCACTTCTGGCAGCAGATGGACTACCTCACCCCAGAACTCCTGCGGGTGCTGCGCCCGGGCCGCATCTACGCCTGCCATGTGAAGGACCGCATCCAGTTCGGCAACGTCACCGGCGCCGGCATCCCGACCGTCTCGCCGTTCCACGCCGAAGCGCTCGCGCACGGGCTCAAGCACGGCTTCGACTACATGGGCATGATCACCGTCACCACCGATGTTGTGCGGGAGAACAACCAGACGTATCGCCTCGGCTACACGGAGATGCGTAAGGACGGTACGAAGATGGGCGTCGGCTCGCCGGAGTACATCCTGATCTTCCACAAGCCGCAGTCGGACCGCTCCAAGGGGTACGCCGACGACCGGGTCGCGAAGGAGATCCCGAACTACTCACTCGCACGCTGGCAGATCGACGCAGCTGCGGACTGGCGATCCTCCGGCGACCGACTTCTCACACCGGAGGAACTCGCGGCCGTCGAACCGAAGCATCGCTCGCGGCTCTTCAAGGGGCAGTCCCGATCGAGCGTCTACGACTTCGACGCGCACGTCGCCACAGGGGAGGCCCTGGCAGCGAAGAACGCGCTGCCGTCGACGTTCAAAAGCCTCGACCCAGGGTCCTGGCGACCGGACGTGTGGGACGACGTGAACCGCATGCTCACCCTGAACGGTGAGCAGTCGCGGCGCGCGCTCGAGTTCCACATCTGCCCGCTGCAGTTCGACATCGTCGACCGCCTCATCGAGCGCTACTCGAACAAGGGCGACCTGGTCTACGACCCGTTCGGGGGACTGGGCACAGTCCCGCTGCGCGCACGGAAGCTCGGCCGGGAGGGGCGGGCGTCCGAACTCAACCCGACGTCGTTCCGCGACGCCGTCATGTACCAGCAGGAGCTCGATCGAGAGCAGGCGACGCCGTCGCTGTTCGATCTGCTCGACATCGAAGGGAGCGCAGCGTGAGTCTGCCATTTCTTGACTTCTTCGCCGGATTCGGCGGTGCCAGCAGCGGACTCGTGGAGGCAGGTTTCACCCTCGTCTCGGCATACAACCACTGGGACAAGGCGATCCAAGTGCACTCAGCGAATCATCGTGATGCTGATCACGTTCAGGGCGACCTGAGCGGCTACGACATGCGCCGACTTCCTCACGCCCCGATGCTGTGGGCATCGCCAGAGTGCACATGGCACTCGCCCGCCGGCGGTCGCAAGAGGGTGAAGGCCACCGCGCCGACATTGTTCGGTGACGACCCGTTGCCGCCGGAAGCGGGCGAGCGCTCGCGGGCGACCATGTACGACCCGATCCGCGCCGCTGAGGCGCGCGGCTTCGACGTGATCCTGATCGAGAACGTCGTCGAGGTCGCATCCTGGCCACTGTTCGAACCGTGGCTGCGCATGTGGGAAGCGCTCGACTACCGGTGGAAGATCGTCAACGTCAACGCTGCGCACATCTACAGCGACACCAACGCCCCCGCTGGACAGTGGCGCGACCGGATCTACATCGCGCTGACCCGGAAGGGTGTCCCGCAGCCACGACTTGAGCCGTCACCGCCAGCGTGGTGCGCGCAGTGCGACACGGTCGTCTCGACTCGGCAGCACTGGAAGAAGCCAGCGCCGGAGGGCGCCCCACGATTCGGGAAGTACGGCACGCAGTACGTGTACGTCTGCGACGCCGGTGTGCACGCGCAGCAGATCGTCGAACCGTTCGTACTGCCTGCGGCGTCGGTGATCGACTGGTCGGACCTCGGCATCCGGATCGGGGACCGACCCTCGCTCGGGATGCGCGATCTTTCCAAGGCGACGCTGCGCCGCATCGAAGTGGGCCTTCGGATGTTCGCTCGACCGACCGTGGTCGCGAAGTCGGGACAGACGTGGGACGCGGCGAACCCGCGGCATCCACGGTTCGGAGACCCGGACTCGTACTACCGCGCGTGGGACACGCTCGCCCCGCTGATGGCGCGCCAGGGCGACGGTATCGCGGTCCCGCCGTACATGATCGCCGTCAACCACGACGGCGACGCCCGCGCCCGCGAACTCCGATCGGGTCCGCTACCGACGCGTTCCACGAAGATCGGCGACGGTCTCGTCTTCGCGCCGATCCTGTCGCACCAATACGGCGAGCAGGCCGGATCTGAGCGGCGCAACAGCGACCCCGCTGCCGCTCCGCTGGGCGCGATCACCGCGGGCGGCGCGCACCACAACCTGGTCGTACCGCCGTACATTGCGGAGCTCTACGGCACGGGCACAGTCCGCGGCGTCGAAGACACGGCCCTGTCAGCCATCACCGCCGGAGGAAGTCACCACGGCCTGACCATCCCGCCCGGGGCGTTCCTGTCGAAGCATCACGGCGGACTCGACTACGCGCGGATCGAGCATATGAACAAGGGGCTCGGCGAGCCGATGCCTGCGATGGTCGCACGACCGAATGTGTCGCTTGTCGTGCCGGAGCGCACACGGCCGAAGGAGATGTTCGTGGGCGATCTGCCGTTCGACCTCGACGACGTCAGGTTCCGGATGCTCGGACCGGTCGAGCACCTGCGCGCGCAGCGCTTCTGGGAGGACTATGACACGTCGGCGGCGAACAAGAGCGAGACGACGCAGGGCGCGGGTAACGCCGTCGCGGTGAACGTCGCGCACTGGATCGGCGACGACGTGGCAGAAGCATTGGGAGTGGCGGCATGAGCTGGGCGCTGGAGCTTCCGTTCGTGCGCCCACCGAAGGGGCTCCACTCGAACGACCGGGTCCATCACATGGTGAAGGCCCGATCGACGAAGGAGCTCCGCGAACGGGTCGCAGTGCTGTGTCGAGTGGCGAAGATTCCGAAGATGCAGCGCGTTTCCGTTCAGGTCGTGTGGGTCGTCCCGACGCGCCACAAGCGCGACGCGGACGGCCCCGACCCGATGTGCAAGGTGATCTACGACGCCATCGGCTCCGACCGTGGGGTCTCCGCACGTCTCGTCCCGGATGACACCCCGGAGTTCATGGACAAGCCCCGGCTCGTCATCGAACACCAACCCGGCGTGACCGCGCACTTCCGCGTGGAGATCACCGACATCTCGAACCCATTCCGACCAGATGCCGTGAACGGCATCGCAGAAAGGCTCTGACATGGACACCCAGAATTACCACCAAGTCGAACTCAAGATCCAGGACGGCGAGCTGCACCGCGGGTTCACCTGCACCGCACCCGAAGATGCTCCGTGCCGACGCCGACCCAAGGACACGTTGCTTGAGTCTTGGAGTAGCGAGGAAGCAACCGAGACCGGGCACCAGTGCTGGGCCGTCGAGTGGGTCAACGCCGTCGGCATCGAGGACGCCATCATCGGCTACCCCGATCAGGTGCTCGCGAGTGTTCCTGTGGCGATCAGCTACGAGGAAGGCGTGAGTATCGATCCGATCTTCCCGGAAGCGCCGGAGCTGTCTGGCCGCGAACAGGCGGAGGTCGAGCGGTTCGGCATCCACGACGAGGACGAGGCGGCGCATGCCTGACGAGCACGAGACGTGCATCACCAACCACGATTCCATGGGGGCGGTTCCGAGACGGGACCGCCCCTTCCCGTGTCGGCGGCGGGGGAGAACCCCTGCTGGTGACCGCATCCCGGAAGCGCACTACGCGGACTGCGAGAACGACCAGTGCCGTGGGTGCATCCCACGGTCAGCGCACTTCGGGTACCTGTGCCCGGTGTGCTTCGGGAGGCTCGACACGGCCCTCCCGAAGCTTGGGGACCTCATCGCCCACCTGCGTTCGATCGAACGCCCGCCGCAGGCGTTGGGGGAGCGGGTGGCGACGTCGATGGAACGGTCGATCCTCATGCCGGACACGTGGATCGCCGCCGACGAGCTCATGGAAGCGATCGGCGCACGGGTGATCCCGTCGACGGCGAACATCGACACGGCGATCGGTCTCGCGCATGACGCGGTGGATGCGTGGATGCGGGACCGGGACCAGCTCATCAACACCATCGACGGGGCGACGCAGGCGGTCGTGCTGTTGAAACGCATCGGACTCGCGTTGCGGCGTTGGCCTGACAGTGACGCCGAGTTGCGGCCCATCCCGCACATGCCCTGCCCTGCCTGTGGGTGGGATCACCTGTGGCGTCAGGGCCCCGCGAAACGCGGCGACGACGAACGTGTCGTCTGCGGCACTGAGGGGTGCGGGTACTCGTACCCGTTCCTCCTCTGGACCGCGAAGAACGCACCCATCTTTGCCGAGTTCGAAGCCGACATGAAACGCCGCGAGAAAGCGGCCGAGAAGGAGAAGCGAGATGCCTGAACGTGTGCAGCTCTCCCGGCAGCGAGGGTGGCGGAAGCCGGAGAACACCATCGTGGTCTCGCGCCCGACTCGGTGGGGGAACCCGTGGCTCATCCTCACCCCGGGCGGGCGCCCGATCGCCGTGGCGCGGTTCCGGGAGATGTTCACGACGGATACCGAGGCCCGCGAGGCGTTCGGCTATCCCGACCGTGAGCAGATCCGGACCGAGCTCGCGGGGAAGAATCTCGCGTGCTGGTGTCCGCTCGACCAGCCCTGCCATGCCGACGTTTTGCTCGAGCTGGCGAACCGCTAAGGGTAGCCCTCGGACGGGTTGATGCCGGCGATTAGTTCGGCGGCGTCGGCATCAGCCCTTCGCTTGGCGGCAGCGACGTCGGCCCGACGGTTCCACTCGCGCCACCAAGTCACAGGCCACCGGGGGTCTCCCTTTTGGGCGGCGATGCTTGCCGACCATTCGTGGATGCGCCAGTCACCATTCGCGAGGAGAAAGGCCTCACGGTACGCGTGCAGCACCTGTCGTTGGGTCACGTAGGCGTCGAGTGCCTCGGCGAGTTCCTCGTCTGACTCGATTTCCGCCTGCATTGAATCCTTGAAGACGTACTGCAATCCAGTCCAGTTCCACACATGCTCATCGTCAGGGTGTTCGGCGAACTTGCGAGCATGGTCGATGAACGTACCTCTGACGAAGTCTCGGGAGAGGCCCGGCATCGCGGAGTACCTGTCGATGTGCGAGTGGATGGCTTCAATTCGAATCCGAAGCGCTTCGTCGGCGTTCGAAGTGCCCTCCGCGTAGCGGTACGGGCGGACCGGTTCTGCCGGTTTCCCTGCGGGAACAGCGCGTACGAGTTTCCGGAGCTTCCGCAGGTTCTTGGTGTCGGGTTCGAGCGTCCTATAGGCGTAGGTGAATTCGCGATCGAGCAGCAGCGCCGCTTGCTGAACAACGTGCGTCTGGGCGTTGAGCGCTGCCCGTTTGGCGGAACGCTTCGAGATTCGATGTTCCGCGAACAGCACGAGTGCTGCGATCACGCCCGTGGTGAGGCCCGCGACCAACATGTCGGGCCAGAACGAAGACCAATCCATGCCGTCTCCCGACCTCTCAAATGCGACGTACGGCATTCCAGGCGAACGCGCCGCCATGAACATCCACATGACAGCACCCAACCATAGAACGGACATCACCGATGACTGACAACGAGTTCCCATCGCACTTCGACGCGAACGAGATCATCCGCAAAGCAACGCGCCGCATCGCGGACCAGACCGAGTCCGCGCTACGTGTTGCCGTCGCCGCCGAGCTTCGCCGTCAGGGGTGGACGGTGGTACCTCCTGGGGAGGCCCACACCCCGACCGAGTCGAGCACCGAGCATCAGAAGCACGCCCAGGCACGCCGTGACGAGACGATGACCCTCATCTCGCACACCCCGACCGACGACGAGCGGGAAGCGTTGGCAACTCTGCTCGACGAGTTGCATGGCCCCTGGGTGACCGAGGGCGGTTGCGACTTTCGCGGATGGCGCTACGGGTGGCGTCCCGGCGATGCTCCGAGGGTGAATGTCGATGTCATCGATCCGATCCTGTCGGCTCTTCGTCGCACCGAGGTACCGGAGCCGAGACCGACGGGCGGGTCAGAGTTCCCGACGACAGACGAGGTCCGCGACATCTGGGTCGATCACATGTCCCTGATACCCGATGACGTTCCCGCGATGCAAGAGGTCTTCGATAGCTGGCTGGGTCGGACGCTGAAAGAAGCTGGTCGGGAGAGTTCTGCTGAGACGGTGAAGACCGTCCCGGAACCGCAGGGCGAACCGTCCGAGCACCGCGACCGAATCGCGCTCGCTGAGTTCATCGACAAGGCGCTAGACGGAGACGCAGGGTACGGAGTTGGAGAGTTCCTCGCGGGCGGCATCCTGTCGTTCCTGAGTGAGCGCGCCGCTCTCCATGCTGCGTTCGAGCCGAAGGGCGAACCGTCCGACGCGCAGGTGCAGGCCGCCGCCCGGTCGTGGGTCACGAACGGCGGCGTCGCGACGTGGGACAACGCCGCGCCCCATGTCCGTGACAACGCGATACGGCGCATGCGCGAGGCTCTGCGTGCTGCTGGCGTCGGGGGTGTGCGATGAGCGTCGAGCAGCGGGTGAAGATCTCGTGCGACAACTTCGACTGCGACGCCACGGTTCACTCCGGGCGCGGACTCACTGATGCGCGCACGATGACCGGTCGGGCCGGGTGGGTGAACACACTCCACCACATCGGGCCGGAGATGACCGTCATTCTGCAGGACTTCTGCCCCGAACACCGCGAGCAGGCCTTCGACTGGCAGACGTACTGGGCGGGGGTCAATGAGCGGCGCGCGCCCCTGCAGGCGACGAAGGACGTCGGCCCGGCCGGAACCATCTCATGGGCCGAGCATCTCGCGGTCTGGGAAGCGTACGCACGACGTCACGGCCGGGCGCAGAGCGCCGAGCGGATCGCTGAGCGCGGCGGGTTCGGGCAGGGCGAGGTGCAGACGCTCCTCGGGCGCACCGCTCGCACGTTCGATCCTGACCCTTGGGTGCCGATGAAGCAGGAAGGAACGGAGTGATGAGCCTACGGGCGAATCAGCCGGCACTTCCCGCACTCCCGGCACTGCCAGATCGGTCCGCGCTGGGTGGGCACAACGTCCATCTTCCGCTGACAACGACGACACACAGGCGCCGCTTGGGGAGGCGCCTGTGTGCCAGTCCGATGGGCGTCCGTCGAGTCGCTCGAGACGATCAAGATGAACACGCTTTCGACGTTAGAGAGGTCGAACCGATAGCTCAATATTCCGCGTCAGCGCCTCTGCTGGCCGCGGTGAAGCAGGAAGGAGCGGACGATGTCCGACGCTTGCTCACACCTCCGAGTAGGTAACCCTTTCGACGCCAGCGAACAACGGGTTCGAGGGTTGATGACGGATCCATCCGATACCGTCCCAGAACTTCCGCAACGTCGCGTCATCGTTCAACGCAGTCAGTCTCGTACCCGGGAACTCGGCGCCGATCGCCAGGAGCAACAACTGCCCCACGCCCTGCCTTCGCACCGACACCGCGACCTCGAGCGCAAGGATGTCGACCTGTCCATTCGGCTGGTCATCGAAACCCGGCAGGGTGTTGCCCTGCTCGCGCAGCTGCAGCTTGCACCGCGCCACCTCGACCCCATCTCGTCGAGCCGAGAAACAGTGCGCTCCAGACTCACCGGAGTACCCCATGTACCACCACGGGGCCGGGAACTCCGGCGACCGATCGAACGCGTACCGCTGCCCGTTCTTTCGACGATGAACCTTCTCGAGCGAGAGCGAGTCAGAAGGCATGAGCCGAGGATAGCGGAGTCAGGTGGGCCCGATGGCTGAGTGTCTCACCTACCTGGAAGCAGCTCGGATCGCGCTACTTCTTTCTAGTCAGCGTCTCCCACTCGCGGGCATAGCGAGCATCTTCGCGGCGCTTTGCATCGGCCGCCTTCTTGCCAAAGATCCCCGGCTTTGGCCGCATCGCCTGTGCAAGGGCTCCGTACAGCAACGCAACGGCGCCGATCGCGACCAAGATTGCGATGCCGATCCCGATCGGCAACAGGAGCTCCATGACGGGAACCCTACTCCACGAACGCACCGCGCCGCTTTGCGACCGCCATCCAAATCTCAAGCGCCGCCCAAACGACAACGACTGTCGGGACGACTAACACAGCGGGGCCGAGCGCCTCGCTCGCGTCCGCGATCGGGTCCTTGCCGCTCAATGACCAAGCAACACATCCGCATGCGAGCAGGACCAGAAGGCTTCGCAACCAGATCACGGGGACATGCAGAAAGTCGTACACGCGCAACGCGGACTCCTGCCTTCGCCGACGTGCGTCGAGTTCCCTGCGCCAGTCCCCGTTTGACATGCCGCGATCGTACCGAAGAGGGCATCTCCAGACTCACGCAACACGAGAGAGGGATCTATGAACACCACCGTAACCGAGAAACCGGACGCCGTCACGACCGATGCCGGCGACCATGACTTGTTCTCGCACTACGCACTCAAGAAGGACATCGAGCGGTCGATGTTCGAGGGTGTCGCCATCACCGCGCTCTGCGGGAAGAAGTGGCGACCGTCGCGCGACTTCACGAAGTTCCCCGTGTGCGGCACCTGCAAGGACATCTACAACGAGAGGTACCCGGAGTGACCACCAAGACCGACTACATCAGATCTGACGAGCTCGCCGATGCGGTGGTCCCGGTCGCATGGCTCACCGGGCTGTTCAAGGTATCGGAGTCGACGATCCGCAGATGGTTGCGGGCTGACGGCATCGCCACGTTCCCGCACCCAACGGAGGAGACCAGACCGGGCATGCCCGACCTGGCCGTCCGATGGGGCGACATTCCGACGGGGCACCATCGGACACGCTGGAACCGTCGAAACGCTTGACCGCTAGCCCTGATACATTGGTCTAGGTTGAGTTCTCTCTACCCACCACCCTCGGACACCACTCCGGGGGTTTCGTCGTTAAGACCCCTCCCGCCGTGCCAGTTGATCCCCCGGTCCTGGTGAGCGTGGTTGAGGGTAGCCGCACAGCAACGCGGCGAACTGCCCCGAAGAGCCGGACTACACCGCCGGAGCGCACCCGTTGGCGTGCATAGGGGCAACAACTACATACGCGCTTGCCCCGACGGCAGATATCGGGGCCTCACATCTCCTTTCCCTTCGACCCAATCGGGTAACCGCATCACGGCATACGCGTATCTGATCGCGATAGCCGGATGAGGCATTAACCCACGGATATTCACGGAGGCGGAATGCGCGCTCTGCTCGGCATGGTCGCCGGAATCAGCCTCAGCATCCTGGTCCACATCATCTGGAAGCCCGCCCTTGGATGGGCGCTGTCGAGAGGCGACTCGTGAGCAACGCCGCCCGCAAGGCTCGCAAGCGCGCAGGCATCCCGCACACGAAGGCGCGCAAGAAGCCGACTGGTCGATATGGCGACTCGCGTGGGCTCGGGCTCATCAGCGGCCCCGAGATCATGGCACGCCTCCTGGCACGGAGGTCATCGTGATCGATACGACACCGGGACGCACACCGGACGAGCGCCCCGAGAACGGCCAGGTCGAGTCCCGCGACTGGCACCCTGACGAGCAGCCCACTGATGAGGGTGAGCAGAACACGCACTTCACGCCGGACGAGGCAGACGCCATCCAGCTGTACATCAACCAGCTGAAGGACCTGCTCGGCCTTGGCCAGTGGGACGTGTTCCTGTCGCTCGCCTCATCCGACGCCACAACGAACGCCAGCGTCCATCCGGTCTACGGTCGCCGCGTCGTTCCCATCGCAGTGAACAAGGACTGGTGGACGTACTCGGCCAGCACTCAACGCAACACGCTCGTCCACGAGCTGCTGCACATCGTCCACAACTCCCAGACCGAAGTCATTCGCACCTCGCCGACCTCGGTATGGATGTGGCGCACCTTCGAGCGGGAGACCGAACTCATGGTCGATCACCTCGCCGGCGTCCTCGAGCAGTTCATGCCGTGGCCGATCACTCCCGCCGACGTCGCCGAGATGCGCGCGAAGAGGGTCGGGCCATTCGAAGAGGGAGCACGCAGTGAGTGACGTCCGCGAAGTCAACGCCGCCCACCAGGACTTGACCACTGCGGTGAAGACCGACCTGCAGCGCCGCCGCGAACTCAAGCGCATGTCCAAGCCCGAGCTCATCGGCTACATCGTCCGCGTTGAGAACAGCCTCGCCGCACTCTCGGACCGCATCGACCACGCATACGGAGACGAACCATGACCGACCAGTCCTTCGACTGCGAGATCTGCGGCGACACTTACCCCTCCGCCCGCGCAGCCGTCCTCTGTGAGGACCGATGCCTCGCGGAGGAGAGGGACGCCCGCCGGCCCGTCCGCGCGGTCATGCGACCCGCCGCCTTCTGGGAAGACGACTGATGGCAGAGCCGAACCCGGACATCACCTTTACCGTGACGGCCGACAGCCTCGAAGAGGCCGCCCAGTTCGCCATCGACCAGCTCAAGGCCCTCACCGAACAGCACGGGCACCGCGGCTTCATGCTCCCCGAACTCAACGCCGAGTTCATCCTCACCGACCCATGGCGCCACTGCTTCGAGTTCAAGGCCGAGTTCCTACCCCAGGGATAGACCTCAAACCCCAGGGGGTACACGCACAATGCCCAGGGCCCCTCGCCAATGCCCGACCCCCGGGTGCGACAACCGCATCACCACCACCCGCTACTGCGAAGAGCACACCGTCCACCACTGGACAGGACGCTCACACGCAACAGGAACCGGACACACACAGTGGCGCAAGGCCGTCCTGTCCCGAGCCAAGGGCATGTGCGAGATCCGCGGCCCAGGCTGCACACACCGAGCCACTGAGGCAGACCACCGTGTCCCCGTAGCCGAGGGCGGCGCACGCTACGACCTCAGCAACGGCCAAGCAGCATGCACACCATGCCACAAGGCCAAGACGCAAAGAGAAGCAGCAAGAGGCCGCTCACGACGACGAGGGTAGGCCCCCACCCCCTCCCCACCCCTCTCCTGACCGCCGGGGAGATGCTGTTGAATTTCTTCTGTACGAGTCTGGGAGATTTGGGGCGCGCTGCAGCGAGGTATTGCGGAGCGGGCTTCAAACGGAGTTGCCGGGTGCGAGTGACCCTCGATCGGGCCAGTGGCTCAGATCGCCGCGGACGGAGATAGCCGTTACAGGCTGATCGGTCGACCGGTGACGGTGATGTACCGACCGGTGCTGTACCGCTCGACGCTCAAGCCGTTCTCGACGCGTCGGGTTCCAGGCTGCTCGTCAAGGTTGAGCCAGATGTGGATGCCGTCACCCGATGGGGAGTACTCGACGTAGAACGGGTTCGACTCGCGCGCCAGCTCGAGCGCACGCGGATCGATCACTCCATCGGCCGCGCAGTGGTCGACGTCGATGCATCCGATTCCGTCGCCGAGCACGAACCCGAGACCTTCGCCGAGAGATGACTTCGACGCTGAGGCGAACGACGTCCACGTAGCCGCATCGGTGCTGGACGCTCGGCGCCCATCGATCGCGACCGGGACCTTGGTCGGCTTGCCCTTGCGGGTCTCGAACCGCCAGCGCACCCAGCGATCCCGAGAGGTGAGAGCGAGGGTGAGCGGTGACCGCTTGGCCGCGCGATGCGCGTACACGCGGTGCTTGCTTGAGCAGAACCGAGCGTCCGAGCGCGTGGTGATGATCCCGACGCCGCACCATTCACACTCACGCTTCATCCTTCAATTGTAACGCTTAATCCGCGTAATTCCGCCCGACATGGGTACATTCTCTTCCCGACATGGGGGTCCGCGATGTCCGGTAAAGGCCCACTTCCGAAGGACGCTGCCACGCGTGTCCGCCGCAACAAGACCGGAGCGTCGCTCCGTGTCATCGAGGTGCAGCCGACGGCGCAGCCTGAACTCCCGACGCGGTACAAGAGCGTCGACAGCGAAGAGGGCAAGTTCACGGACATCGTCGACTGGCCGACCGCGACCGTCGAGTGGTGGTCGATGTGGGCGGCATCACCTCTCTCCACCGAGTTCACGGACTCTGACTGGGAAGAGCTCAAGATGGCCGCGCTCCTTCACGCTCAGTTCGTCGAGGGCGACTACAAGCTCGCGGGCGAGCTGCGTCTTCGCACCGCGAAGTTCGGTACGACTCCCGAGGACCGTGCTCGGCTCAAGATCCAGTTCGCTCTTGCCGACGAGGCTGAGGAGCGCACGGAGCGCCGCAAGTCCTCGAAGCAGCCGAAGCCTGGCAACGATCCTCGCCTGAAGCTGGCGTAGACCGGCCATGGCGGTCCTGATTGTTCCGCCGCTTGACCTTTCGTACCCGACTCTCGGCCCGGAGCTTGCGCAGTTCATCACTGAGCGCGCTGTGTTCGGTCCTGGCTCGCTCGCCGGACGGCCTGCGATCCTCGATGACGAGAAGCTCGCTGCGCTGTACCGTCTCTACGAGGTGTACCCGCAGGGGCATCGTCTTGCTGGGCGCCGCCGTTTTCAGCGGGGCAGCATCGAGTGGCGAAAGGGCATGGCGAAGACGGAGTTCGCGGCGTGGGTCGCACTCGTTGAGCTGCACCCTGAAGCGCCGGCGCGGTGTGACGGGTTCGACGCCGACGGCGATCCCGTTGGGCGTCCTGTCGTTCAGCCGTACATCCCGATGATGGCGGTCACCGAAGAGCAGGTGTCAGAGCTTGCTTACGGTGTCCTCAAGTACGTCGTCGAGGAAGGTCCTGACGCTGATCTGTTCGATGCGTCGCTCGATCGGATTGTTCGGCTCGACTATCGAGGTCGCGCGGACGGCAAGGTCGTCCCGGTGTCGAACTCTCCGGGGTCCCGTGATGGTGCGCTGACGACGTTCCAACACTTCGACGAGCCTCACCGGCTCTACCTCCCTTCGGCCAAGCACGCGCACGAGACGATGGCGGCGAACCTCACGAAGCGTCCCCTTGAGGACCCGTGGGCGCTGTACACGTCGACCGCCGGTCAGCCCGGACAGAACTCCATCCAGGAGGATGTCCGTGCGGAGGCCGAGGCGATCAACCGTGGCGAGATCGACGAACCTGCGCTGATGTTCTTTGCCCGGTGGGCGGGGGACGAGCACAAGGACCTCACGACGATCGAGGCGCGCATCGCGGCGATCTCGGACGCCACCGGCCCCGCGGGGGAGTACGGTCCCGGCCAGTTCGAGTCGATCGCGAAGCAGTGGGATCGCCCGAAGGCCGACAAGGCGTACCTCGAGCGGGTGTGGCTGAACCGGTGGCGGAAGTCCGACTCGACGTTTTTCGACAAGACGCAGCTCAACGGTCTACTCAGCCCGGGGGAGTGCATCCCGCGCGGGGCGTTCGTAGCTCTCGGGTTCGACGGCGCACGGTTCCGTGACGCGACGGCCATCGTCGCAACGGACATCAAGACCGGTCTGCAGGAGCTCATCGGGCTCTGGGAGCGTCCGGACGACGCCGACGACTGGGAAGTACCAGAAGACGAGGTCACAGCCGCGTTCGAAGACGCCATGAGGCGGTACCGCGTGTTCAAGCTGTACGCGGACCCGCCGCACTGGACCGAGACGATCGGCTCTTGGTACGCAAAGTACCCCGGCCAGGTCGAGGAGTGGTACACGAAGCGCCACAGCCAGATGGCTTATGCGCTTCGCGAATATCAGGAAGCGATCGACGCCGGGTCTATTCGATTCGGTGGTCGCGTCAATCCCGACTTCATCATCGGTCGGGTGCTGTCGCCCCACGACGACCTGATCCGGCACCTCGGCAACGCCGGGAAGAAGGAACTTCGCCTCCGCGACGACCACGGAGAGCCGCTGTACGTCATGCAGAAGCAGGACGGGCAGATGGGCCTCAAGTTCGACGCTGGCATGGCAGCGGTTCTGTCGTGGAAAGCGCGCCTCGACGCCCTCAAGGGCGGTGCGAAACCAGTCCAGAAGAAGCGAGCGGTGATCCGGCGTATCGGGTCCCGATGAGACACAAGGGGGTCACATGGCTGTCGCTACGAAGACTCCCTACACGCCAGGCTGGTGGCTCGAGCGAGCGTTCGAGAAGCGGGACGCGCAGCGTCCGCGCCTCCTTGAGCTCGCGGCATGGCACGACGGTAACCCGCCGGCACCCGCTGCGGTGAAGAATGCTCGCGCGGCGTTCGCCGAGTTCGAAGAAGAGTCGACCACCAACTTCGCCGAGCTCATCACGGGGTCGCTGCGGGAGCGGATGAGCGTTCGCGACATCCGCACCTCGGTGTCCGGCGAAGTGCTCGATGAGACGGCCTGGGCGCATTGGCGAGACAACAACCTAGATGTGGAGCTCGCCTCGTGTGTCGAGACGATGCTGTGGGCTGGCAACTCGTTTGCGATCGTGGGCAAGGACCCGGATACGGATGAGATCACTGTCACGGCAGAGGACCCGCGGGATCTGGTGACGTTCCATGACCCGGCGCGCCAGTCGCGCATCATCTGCGGTGTCAAGTTCCTCCGCGACCAGTTCGACGGCTTCGACTACGCCGTCGTCATGCTCCCCGGCTCCGTCCGCGACAACACGAACGCCCGAACCTACGTCGCCAAGCGGCGCTCGAGCGGCGATGCTGGGTTCGACGGCAAGGATTGGACCTGGGACGCCGAGCAGGGCGGCAAGGACGGCGCCGAACTCGAGCACCGGTTCGTGCCCGTCGTGCGGTTCCGCAACCGCAACGGCAAGGGCGAGTTCGAACCTCACCTGCGCATCCTGCGACGGATCGACCGGCTCGTCTTCCAGATGACAGTCATCGTCATGTACCAGGCCTTCAAGCAGCGCGCAATCCAGATGGATGCGAACACCGACGAGGTCGAGGTCCAGGACGGCTTCCAGCATGCGATCGGCGTCGATGACCTCGACGACATCCTCACCTCCGACCCCGGGCAGTGGTTCCTTCTTCCGAGCGGTGCGAAGGTCTGGGAGTCCACGCAAGCCGATGTCCAAGGCATCCTCTCTGCGATCAAGGACGAGGTCATGCGTCTCGCAGCGGTCACCCGCCGACCGATGTCGATCTTCGCTCCGGACAACCAGGCAGCGGAGGGCGCGAAGTTCACTCGCGAGGGTCTCACGTTCGCTGTCGAGGACAAGATCACCCGTGTCACGCAGGGGATCGTCGATCTGTACCACCTGATCTTCCTCACCGCCGGCGATGAGAAGCGGGCAGTGAAGTCGGGAATCACGGTCGGGTGGAAGCCCACGGAGCGGTTCTCGCTCGCCGACATGGGGTCGGCTACCTCGCAGGTGTCGACGACTCTTCCGCTGAAGACGATTCTCCGGAAGGTCTGGCAGATGACGCCCGACGAGATCAACCAAGTGATGGCTGAACAGGCCGACCAGGCGCTCATTCTCGCGTCGCTGGTCGACGATGCGCAGCCAGCCAGCCAGCCAGCCAGCCAGCCAGCCAGCCAGCCAGCCAGCCGCTGACGCCCGAAGAGGCGAAGTCGCGAGCTGACGCTCTCGGTGTGCTTATCCGCGCCGGGGTCAGCCCGAAGGATGCGGCGATTCGCGTCGGGCTCGAAGGAATCGAGTTCACCGGAGCGGTGCCAGTCTCGTTGCGTCTCCCTGAACAGGATGCGCAGGTCGTGGAGGATCGCTGATGGTCACACGGCTCGATCGCGCATATGACGTTCAGATCAACCAGCTTCGGCTGACGATTCAGAACTTCGCGATGCGCTACTGGAACAGCATGGGATCGTGGCGGGACGACGACATCGCTCGTCTTCTCGCCACGGTCGCCCCCAGGGTCCAGGCCGGGCAGCAGCGGATCTCTGACATCACCGACGCGTACATGGCGCGGGTGGCAGCCGAGCAGGGCTACACGGTCACCGGCCGCACCTTCGAAGCCACCACCCGGAACCTCCGGGGGATCAGCGACGACACGCTCTACGCGCGCCCGTTCGCGACGATGCACGACACGCTCTCGAAAGGCCAGTCGGTCACGGCGGCCGTCGCAGCGGGCAAGACGCGGCTGCAGTCGATCGTCACGACAAACCTGCAGCTCGCGAAGACGCACTCCGCGCGACGCGCGATGCAGTCGGGCGGCGTCCGGATGACCGAGCGCGTCCTCACCGGTCGCGAGAACTGCACCATGTGCGTGATCGCATCGACCCAGCGGTACTGGGCCCAGGACCTGCAGCCCATCCACCCTGGATGCGATTGCGGACAGCGCCCCTATGACGGCGATCCGGACGTGCAAATCATCCACCCCGATCGCCTCGAGATGATCCACTCCACGATCGAGAGCCAGTTCGGTTCCAGCGACCGCGGCGCCCGTCTCATCGACGGCAAGAACAGCATCTCCGACTACCTCGACCTGATCGCAGTCCGCGAGCACGGCGAGCTCGGCGCTGTCCTCACGTGGCGCGAGCAGCACTTCACATCCGCGTCGGAGATCGACGCCATCTAGACCACCGCACAACTCGTGCGGTTTCCCCGACATGGGGCCACCACCAAGTACCCGACATGGGAGATAGATCATGCTCGCACGCACGCCCCACTTCGCTCGTCGTGGCCTCGACGGTCTGGCGCAGATCGGCCCTTCGAAGTTCGACCTTCGAGGTATCCGGTTCATGGCAGACAACGAGGGTGACGACGGCGCCGGAGCCGGGTTCCCGGCCAACACCCCCGTCAAGGAGATGACGCCGGAACAGCAGGCCGCCTACTGGCAGGACAAAGCCCGAAAGCACGAGGACCGTGTCAAGGCGTTCGGGGGTAAGACCCCGGAAGAGATCGCGCAGCTGCAGGCCGACCTCGACGCGGCCCGCGCAGCGTCCCAGAGCGCCGAAGAAAAGGCGATCGAGGACGCGAAGCAGGCAGGGCGTACCGAGGTCATCGGCATTCTCGCGAGCGAGCGCGTCACCAACGCTCTCGACCGTGCGCTGATCGGCCGCGACGTGGAGCCGTCCAAGCTCCTCACCCTGGACCGTTCCGAGTTCATCGACGGTGACAAGGCCGACACGGCCAAGATCACCGCCTGGGTGAACGAGAACACCAAGGAGAAGCCGAAGGGCGGCGGGGCGAACCTCGCCCGCTTCCAGGGCCAGCACGAGCAGATCGAAACCACAGGCCGGGCAACCGGCGAAGCCGAAGCGGAACGCCGCTTCGGAAAGAAGAAGTAGAGAGGAAACACCGATGTCTGACATCACCGTTCGCCGCTCCACGTTCCAGTCGGAGAACCGTTCGTGGCTTCGTGGCCCCGACGGAACGCTGCCGGGTGACAACCCGAGCATCGTCCTGGACGTGAGCGCATTCACCGCCGGCACCCACTACCCGAACGGGTTCATCCCGTCCGGAACGGTGCTCGGCCAGGTCACCACGTCGGGGCTGTACGCACCGTACGACCCCGCTGCCACCAACGGCAGCGAGACGGCCGTGGAGATCCTGTTCTCGTCCGTGACTGTCGGTGCTGGCGCAACTCGCGTCGGAGGTGCCGGCCTTCACAAGGGCGAGGTCATCCCGTCCAAGCTTCCGTTCCAGACGGGCAAGGGGTCGCTCGACGCCGACGCCCGCACGGACCTGAAGCTCGTCAACTTCTCGGAAGGAGCGTGAGCTAGATGGCTATCGTCTTCGACGCCCCCGTCAGCCCCGACGCCCTCTCGGCGTTCGTTCGCGCAGTCCCGGTCCCCAGCGACCTGGCGCTGCTCAACGCGTTCCCGACGCGGAACAACCTGACCAACACGGTCAACTTCGCGGAGATCGTGAAGCGCAACCGTACGGCCCGGTACCGCACCTACGACGGACGCATCCACGTGTCCGACCGCGACACCGGCTCCACCGGCTCGGTCGGCATGATTCCCCTCTCGGACTCGCGCAACAAGGGCGAGTACGAGCGGCTGCAGCTGGAGTTCGCTCGCGTGAACGGCACCAACACCGCCGCCCTCGCCGACGCGATCTACAACGACGCCGAGGACCTCGTCGGGAACATCTTCCGACGTCTCGAGCTCGCGTGGGGTGACGTCCTCACGGACGGCAAGCTCACCGTGTCCGAGATCAACGGCGGTTTCGAGGCAGACTTCGGTGTCCCGGGTTCACACCTGGTCACCGCGGGCACGCTGTGGAGCAACCTCGCCACCGCGACGGTCCTCACCAACCTGATCACCTGGCACGACGTCTACGTCGCGACCAACGGTGCCCCGGCTGGCGCGATCCGCACCTCGCAGACGGTCCTCCGTCTCGTGCAGCGGAACAAGGAGATCATCGACGCGATCTACGGTGCCTCCGCCGGTCGCACGTACGCGAGCTTCGAGGACGTCAACACGCTCCTCGCCTCGTACGGTCTCCCGCCGTTCGTCGCTCCGTACGACACCCAGGTCGAGTCCGTCACCACCGACCAGCTCGCCCGAGTGATCCCCGCGAACCGCGTCCTGTTCACCCCGGCAGAGCTGGGCGACCTGGGGCGCACCGAGTGGGGCGTCACGGCGACCGCGCTCGAGCTGGTCAACAGCAACCTCGCGGAGATGTCCTTCCAGGAGGCGCCCGGTATCGCCGGTGTCGTCGAGAAGGTCGGCCCGCCCTACCGCGAGTTCACGTTCGTGGACGCGGTCGCGTTCCCCGTCCTCTCAGACGCGAAGCGCCTGTTTGTCGCGACGGTCGCTGCCTGACCATGACCTCCATGGCGTGCAACGTGTACGTCCTCACCGAGGAGGGGGAGGCCCTGCTGCTCGAAGCAGGGTCGACCCCTCCGAAGTGGGCACTCCCGCAGCTCGGTGAGCACACGCTCACCGCATCGGGAGAGTCTGAGGCGCCGGCAGGCGACGAAGACGAGTCCGAAGACGAGTCCGAAGACGAGTCCGAAGACGAGTCCGAAGACGAG